TTAATGTTGATGATATTAATCAAACATTAAAAACATTTTCTATAGGTTCTTATTTTTATACTCAAAGTCCATATGTTTTAGGTGTGGAATTAGGTTATAGATATTATGACTCAGTTTTAAGTTCTTATGTTGATGTGTTAAGACCTTACGATGTTGCAATCAGAGAAAGATGGATATTTTTATCAGAAACTTTTAGTCCAGACTTTGATAACTCTCAAATAAAAATTATAATTAAATTTAATTTTTTATTTGCAACTAATGATGTAAATGATTATTTAGTTTATTCAAATGGCTTAACATTTGGACAATGGTCTGAAGAATTTCACTCTCATTCATTAGGCATAACAACATCTAGTTTACCGTCAACTATTTCCTTAGAGCCTTCACAGGTCATCCCAGCAGATGCTTACGGATTAACCGAAGACTATGGATATTATTTTTCTAAAGATAATGCTTTAGTTGCAAAAAATTCTGGAGTACCGATGGTTTTTGGTTCACAAAGTGTTACAAAAATATATAACAATGATAATAAGCCATCTTTAATTGTTCCATCTTTAGGTATGCTTTCTGATTCTGGTAAGCACCAAGACTATACTTTAGAATTTTGGCTAAGAACTAATAATGCATCAACAGAACAAAAAAGAATTATAGGTCCAATTGCATCACAAGACGGTATATATTTGCACGGACCATTTTTATTATTAAAGATAGATGATAAATACGGATCTTATTATGTTGGTAAATGGGAAAGGCCAATGCTTATACATCTTAGATATACAAATAATCAACTATCCTTATTATTAAACGGTGAAGAAATTATTACAATCACAATAGATTCTAATACAATATCCCTGCCTAGTGCATTTGATGAAAATAATAAAAGTCAAAATTGGATAGGGTTTTACGCATACGAAAAAATAGAGCCAATAGAGATAGACTGTGTTGCTATATATCCATATATAGTTCCATCCATTGTTGCTAAAAGAAGGTTTGTGTTTGGCCAAGGAGTCCAATACCCTCAAAATCTAAATTCAATATATGGTGGAGACTCTGTTTTGTTTGATTATTCTTTTGCAGACTATACTAAAAACTATAATTATCCAGATTTAGGATCGTGGAGTCAGGCATCAATAGATAATTTAATTATTGAAGATAATATGCTTACAATTCCAAATACTTTTATACCACAAATATTTACAAATAGTTTTAATAAAAAAGAACAAGATATGTTTAATGATCAAAATTTATTGTCTGAAAATTTATATCTTTCTTTAAGACCAAATAACTCTTGGAATTTAGTTAACTCATATATATACTTTGATAATTTTTCTTTATATAATCAAATAACAAAAGCAGTTTATGGATTATTTGAAGTTCCAACCTCCTTTACTGGAACACAAGTTTTAATGAGAATTGAAGACAATAATTCTAATTATTTTTCTATAGAATGTGTTAATGATAAAATTAAATATATATTAAAATATAATAGTGTTGTAAAAGATATATATGAGTGTTCTAGAGTAAGTGCACTATCTTCAACCAATTTAGATGACGGGGAACCTGGAGAAACTGAAAACATTATTTTTGCTGTAGGCCTTGAGTTAGATAAATTTAACAATCATTTTGGAGATAATGTAATATCATTTTTTACTAATCAGTCCACATTAAAATTATATGTTGGAGGAACAAAAGAATTTGAAAAAACTTTTACTGGAAAAATTTATAAAGTTGGAATTTGTTCTGAAAAGAATTTATTAGACATTGATAACTTATTTAATGAAATAGGTGTTCCAGTAGACTATGAAAATATATTTGACTTATACGAACCAGGTATAGATTTTGACGGCGGATTATATAGTCAAGATAATATAGGATGGAGCGATTCTATAGGAGAAACAAATCAACTATTAGATGAAGATGAAAATGATATAACAATTCCAATACTTGAAAACTATAGTTATTCTCCATCATTGCCAGATTTAAGACTTTTAAAAGATCATATTCCTAGCGTTGGAATAATTCCTAAAAAATATTTTAATAAATTTTATTTAGATGCAACCGTATCTGGTTCATGGAAAGATTATGTTCCGTTATCTTACTTTGGTCAAAATGTTTTAGATGAATATGGCAATCAAGTTTTTGAATTAGACTTTATTCAATTTAATGTAAATTATCCAGCATCTGTTAAGTTTAAAGAAAGCGAAACAATAGATCCAAATGGATGGCCCTATTCAGAGTTATCTGCAGAATATTCTTTCCCACAGCAAAGGTCATATGCTTCCTTGGATAATTTTTTATATACTGGGTATTTAAATTATGAAGATTTACAACAAAAATCAATTAAGAAATATACATATGATACTTCAAATGAAATTGTTAAAACATATATCACATTTGAATATTTAGAAGAAGGTGCAAATGCTGAAGAATCATTCTTTATAAGAAAAGAAGATGTTCCAAAAAATGGCGTAATTGAGCCAGGTAGTAATTGGATAAATACAAAATATGAGGTTGTAGACAATGTTATTATTTACCCACCTAGCGGAGTTAATTTTAATGATTTAGCAATAGTGTTACATATAGAGGTTGACATAAATGGAATTAAATATAGTCCACTAAAAATTAAAAATTTACAGTTAGCATCACAGGCATTTAATTATAATGGAGCAAACAGCGTTGGAACAAGATTCGGGGTTCCAGTTTATCCTTATAAATCTACAGGTTATTATTTTGATTACAAAACTAAAAATCCTTTTTCTATATATAAAGGTTCATCCCCATATTTATATTTGACAAGGGATTCTGGTTTAGAAATAAGAGGAAGTTATGATCCATTAATTAATCGTGGCGTTGCTTTATCAGTCAATCCATCCAAAATACAAACATATGAGATTATGGCAATGCAAAGTTTAATAAGGTTTAATTCTGATTTTTTCCCTTATGCTCCAACACAAATAATGCAAATAAATGCAAAAAATAAAATTATCAAATTGTATATGGTTGCAAATCATCCATCTGGCAAAAGAGCAAAGATATATGCTATTGATGGAAATACTGGTGGACTATACAATGCAATATCTTTTTATTTAAATGGAAAAATTGTTAAAGAGCCAGTAGTTAATATAAATGAATGGTCTTTACTTGGTATAGGATTTTCAGACATTTTAAATTTTAAATCCTATACTGGATCTATAATGATTAATGGTCCAATTATATTTAATGCTTTATCGTATTATCAAACAACTAACTTACAAGAAGTTAAGAATGTTACAAAAAGACCTTGGGCTAGAGTTAGATTTTCTGCAGATGGCATATATGAATGGGAATATTGGAATGATTTTTATATGTGGGACGGCGTTTTGGTTCAGTCATCTAGCAGTTATTATGGTGTTGATCCTGAAGACCTATATAAGTCGTATACTGGCACCAATAAAATTATAATAGAAGATGACAGTGTTTTTGGTATTCAGGGTTACGAATATTCTATATTTAAAGACGTAACCTGGCAATCACAAATATCAAACGCAGTATAATATGGTATACTGGTGGTAATGAAAAGAGAGATTCCTGGCCAAATTGGCAAAACACGAATTAAAGCAATCGACAAAATGTACGATTGGGGAATATACGTATGGAAAAAACAAAATGGAAAATGGTTTACAGATGGACAGGGAAACATTTTAAACATACCATCTATGAAGGGTGATATTTCCAAGATAGCCGAACTAAAAAAGGCTGCAGCATATTATGGAGAGCCAGAGGGCGAGGCTATATTTTTCCCAGGACTAAACCGTGTTACCGATGAAGAGTACGCAGAACAAAAGCAAAGAATGCTTGAGGGGCTAATCCCTAACCTCAACGATATGGGATCTGTTTATGATGCAAAACAAACTATTAAAAAGTATGGAGCACAAGACTAATGAGCGATCAAGAATTTTTTATTAATGCAAGAATTGATAATCCAGTAGATATACTTCAGCAGTTTAAAGAAGAAGATCCATTTAAAAAGTCTTGGACCGAATTAAAGAATCTAGTCGGATTAGACAATAACTTTAAGCGCAGAGCAGGAAGACTGGCAGAAAAAGCAGTCGCTCCAGAGAACATGACGGGGTATCTAAACAATGCTAAAGCACAGCCAACAGGTATAGACGGAGCACAATCAAAAGAGATCAATCCTGGCTCAGTATATAGAAATGCTTATGGTTTGTTTGATGTTATTACACCACCATGGAATCTTTATGAATTAGCAAATTATTATGATACATCTTTTGCAAATCATGCTGCTATTGATGCAAAGGTAGAAAACATTGTTGGTTTGGGATATGATTTCGAGGTTTCTCCAGCAACAATGCTTCGTCTTGAGTCTAATCAGGATAAAGAGCAAGTTAGTAGAGCAAGGAACAGAATCGAAAGAGCAAAGATTGAACTACACACATGGCTAGAATCATTAAATGATAATGATTCATTTACCACAACTATGGTTAAGATTTATACTGATATGCAAGCAACAGGAAATGGATACTTAGAAATAGGTAGAACTACACGTGGAGAGATAGGATATGTTGGACATATACCTTCTACAACAATGCGTGTTCGTCGTTTGCGTGACGGATATGTTCAGATAATTGGACAAAAAGTAGTTTATTTCCGTAATTTTGGCGCTAAGAATCCAAATCCAATTACTGCTGATTCAAGACCTAATGAAATTATTCATTTTAAACAATACTCACCTCTAAATACTTTTTACGGAGTTCCCGATATACTTTCAGCAATCAATTCTTTACACGGAGATCAGTTAGCCTCACAATATAATATTGATTATTTTAGTAATAAGGCTGTTCCAAGATATGTGGTGACGCTAAAGGGTGCTAGGCTTTCTGCTGATGCAGAAGATAAGATGTTTAGATTCTTGCAAACAAACCTTAAGGGGCAATCACATAGAACGCTGTACATACCGCTTCCTGGAGATTCTGATACAAATAAAGTTGAATTTAATATGGAGCCAATTGAAAATGGTGTGCAGGAAGGTTCATTTGAAAAATATCGTAAACAAAATCGTGATGATATTTTAATTGCACATCAGGTACCGCTATCTAAAATTGGTGGTGGAGAGTCTGGAGGAATAGCAGCAGCACTTGCACAAGATCGTACATTTAAAGAGCAGGTTGCAAGACCAGCACAAAGAGAACTTGAAAAAACATTAAATAGAATTATTAAAGAAAAGACTGATATTTTAGTTCTTAAGTTTAATGAACTAACCCTAACCGATGAAAATGTACAGTCTCAAATACTTGAAAGATATGTAAAGAATCAAGTTATGCTTCCAAACGAAGCAAGAAATATTCTTGGACTTCCACAACGGGAAGGAGGGGATGAGCCTTTCCAGCCAAAACCACAGGATACCGCAACTAGGGCACGGGACGGAGAAAGAATGAATAATCAATCAGACAGTACCGCAACAGTTGCTGGTAGAAACCCAAAAGGTGAAGGCAGATCAACCGAGTAGTATACACAGGTTTTTCCACAATTTATTAACATTTGTATAAAAAGGCTCTATAATATATTCTAGTATGACTATATCTAAAGGCCATTGGGCAACCAACGGCGACTCAGTAAGACTTTCCCTTCCATTTGCGAAGGTTGATAAAGAGAGACGTATCGTCTCAGGTTTTGCATCACTCGATAACCTTGATAAGCAAGGAGATATTGTAACATCAGAAGCATCAATGAAAGCATTTTCAAAGTTTCGTGGAAACATTCGTGAAATGCACCAACCACTTGCAGTTGGTAAAATGGTTAACTTTAAAGAGGATAGATATTTTGATCCAGAAAGCAAAAAGTTTTATTCTGGAGTTTTTGTATCAGCATATGTTTCTAAGGGTGCACAAGATACATGGGAAAAAGTTTTGGACGGTACACTGACAGGATTCTCTATCGGTGGCCGTATGAATAAGTGGGATGATGGTTATGATGAGAAGTCAGATTCCACAATTAGAATTATTAAGGATTATGATTTGGTAGAGTTGAGTCTTGTAGATTCGCCAGCAAATCAATTTGCAAATATTATGTCAGTAGAAAAAGTTGACGGCGTAGAATTTGTTAAGGGTGCAGATGTTGCACTTGAAAATGTTTTTTATGACGAAGAATCTGGAATAGTAATGGTTTCAGATCAAGAAACAGTAAACAGTCCAATTACTGGAAATGAAATGAAAAATATAGGTTTCGTTGAAAAAGAAGACAACGAAAAAATGGATATAGTCAAATTCTTAGTAGATAGTGCTAAAGGCATTGATGCTAAGATAACGAAGGAGGATAATCCTATGGCAAAGAAAACAAAGACTGAAGAAGTCGAAGTTACAAAGTCAGAAGAAATCGCTCCAGAGGCAGATGCAGTAGTTGAAACTCCTGTTGCCGAAGTTACTGAAAAGTCTGAAGAGGCTATCGTAGCGGAAGAAACTGTTGAGAAGTCTGAAGAGACTCCATCAGAAGAAGTTGCTAAGGCTGAAGATTCAGTTGAAGCACCAGCAGCAGAAGTCACTACAGAAGTATCTAAGTCAGATGATGCAATTGCTGAATCAATTGCAGAAATCAGAAATACAATTACATCAGCCTTTAGCGATTTAGTTGAAACTGTAAAGTCTTTGCAGGCAGAAGTAGA